AATACTGYCACGGCCACTTGGRGCCACTGGTTAATTATTAACCCGGATGTGGTTAACCTTTAACCAGGTTGCTAGGAGACGACGACCTTTGGCTCCCAGGAGGAGGAGATGGAGGCGTCGTTACTGGRGGAGGAGGAGAAGGATCCCTGCCAACAGGAGGGGCCACAGAACCAACAGGGTCTATAGATTCAGATTTGTTAGGGAGTTCGGTCAGGTACTACAAAAAGGGACAGGGGGGTCTCAGCTGTCATTTGGAACTGATGGAATCAACATTATACTGGATGACTTTCTGGATTGGGGTACTATCAATTGGAGGTTACCTTTTGAAGATTATAGAATCAGGTTAGCAAAAGTGGAAATGAGACCCCTCAATGAAAGCTGGGAGGAGTGGAAAGGGTTCGGGCACAATGTACCTATCCAAGACAATCACCTAGAGGACTTCTTCAAAAAGACAAGACTTGATGCTGACCCCCTAGCGAACTGGGACGGGGCCCGTAAATGGGATCTCAGAAAAGGCTTCAAAAGGCTATTTAAACCAAGACCACAACTAAGCGTGACCGACACTGATGCTGCTAACGTCACGGCGGCCCTGTGGCTCAACAATCCCAAATCCCTCTGGATACCGATCATGAAGAAAAGTGACCAGAACCTTCCCAGCTCCGGAACCAGGGTCAAACACTACGGGTTAGCCTTCAGTTGGCCAGAACCCACCCCCAACCAGATGGACTACCAGGTCAAGGTCACCATCTACTGTGAATTCCGGCAAATGAACTTAACTCACTTGGCAACTCCAAAATAAAGACACCAAACATTTATTTGTCTGAAGTCTTTTTATTTGATGGGGGGTACAAAATAGCTTTCTTCGGGGCCTTCGGCCCCTCGACGGGGGCGACCCCGGGGGGACCCGGGGTCTGCCCGCTCGCTGTCGCTCGCGCCTGGCCGCGCTTCGCGCGGTCTCAGGCGGCTTCGGCCTTCGGCCTTCGCCGCGCGCTGCGCGCGCATTTTTTATTAATCACCTCCGAGACGCTCTTTTCCTCGGGGCTGAGTGTTAATAGTTGATCGGGTGCTTCTTCATTGCATCCGGCACATCCTCAAATCTCAGTCCATCCCAGTACATCCACTTATTGATTCTCCTGAACAAAGCAGGCAGATAGCACTTATCGGGACAGTACCAACTTTCCGGGTGCGTGTTGCTCGTTATGACAATCTTCTTAGACGTGAACTCCACATAAGACCCCTTCACGGGAACTTTATGTGGATACCTGTCCATTAATCTCAACATTTCACAGAAGGGCAGCCACCCATAGAAGTCATCCATGATGACTATATCCTCATTGGAATACCCATCCCACCAGTCACCTTTCATCTTGTAGAACTTCGATCCTTCCATTTCAGAGGCAAGTCTCGACTTGCCCACCCCGGAAGGCCCCGTGATAACGACGACTTCCGTCTTGAAGTCACGGGGTTTCTGTCCAATCATCAGGGCCAAATCCCTCAGACCACGCCCATACTTGACGTAGATCTCGCTGAACTCTCGCGCGATATCCACCATTCTCCTTCCGGCCTTCACGGCGGCAACAGCTCCGGCAAGGTCACTCCGGTTGCCTTGAACTGGCTCCCCAATGGTGAGTATCACGTCGTTTTCCTTACTACAATACTCCTCGTTATCATGATCTGAGCCACGGGCCTTTTCCCAGTGAGCTCGGGCAAGTAGTTTCTTCAGGGCACTAAGTCGCTGCTTCTTTTTAAAATGTAGAAAGCCCTGCAAATGAGGAGTTCCCTGCTCCCCCCGTTCCTTCCCACATATTGCAAAGTGGAACTCACCAGGGAGCAGGGCCCTCACTTTAGCTTCTTCTTCTGCCGTATAGTTATTCAACGTAAAGCACCATCTCTTTGCAGCAGCAGCTCTAACAGGTGCCATTGTGGTGGCTCCGTGGCTCCAAGTGGCCGGT